AAAGGCGAAGAAGGGGCGGTTGCGGCTTTCTCTAACGCTTGGGGCTTTGTCCCGGCGAAGAAATAACGAAAGGAATGAAACAAAATGGCTTTTGTGCGAACTGATGTAAACTATGCCGCCGAATATTCCCGTGCGCTTTCCAATGCGTACCCGTATATGTCTTATTTCGGCGCAATTTGGGGTGCTAACAACTCCAACCTGTACCGTCCCGGCATGGGCAAGACCATGTATATTCCGTCCATGACCGTCAAGGGTTCCCGTGCTGTGAACCGTGACCAAATCACGGGAACGTTTGAGCGCAATTGGAACAACGAACTGACCCCGGTGACCCTTCAGATGGACAGGGAGTGGGACACCCTTGTTGACCCGATGGATATTGACGAAACCAACGATGTTGCGACCATTGCCAATATCACCCGGACTTTCAACGAGCTTCAGAAAATCCCGGAGATGGACGCTTTCCTTGCCGCCAAGCTTCACAGCTTTGTCACCACGCCGGACACAACCACGCTGACCGCCGCCAATATCCTTGAAAAGTGGGACGGTTACCTTGCGGCAATGACGGATGCCCGTGTCAACCGTGACCGGGTGGAAGCGTACATGACCCCCGCCATTTACAAGCTTCTGAAGGAAGCCGCCGGAATCACCCGGTTTGTTTCCACGGATGAAGGATACAGGGGCATTGACCGCAATGTTGCCCGCCTTGACGGCGTGCGTATCACCGAGGTTCCGTCCGACATTATGAAGACCGCTTTCGACTTCAGCGAAGGTTTCGTACCCGCCGGAACTGCAAAGCAAATCAATCTGATTATGGTTGACCCGCTTGCGGTTGCCGCCCCTGTGAAGTACGAAACTTCTATGATGAGCGCACCCACGGCGCAGAGCAAGGGCAAGTACCTGTATTATGAACGGTACTATTACGGTGCGTTTGCGATGCCCAACCGTGCGGCGGGCATTATTGCCAACAGCGCCGCAACTTGATGAGGTGAGCGCATGGGCGTTGTAACTTTTGAATTTTATTCAAATGTTTACGGGGGAACGGATGCCGATGAAGCATCCTTCCCCGCCCTTTGCGCCCGTGCTTCTGACATTATCGGTGCGGTCACGCATTGGGCAGACGAAACGGCTATTTCCAAGCTTCCCGCCCTGTACCAAACCTTGTACAAAAAGGCGGTATGCGCACAGGTTGATTTCCTTGCTATCAACGGCACAGATTCCGTCAACGAAACCGCTTCGGCGGGCTTTACCGTTGGAAAAGTGACCGTACACGGCAAGGCAAGCGCAAGCGGCGGCGGCAAGCTTTCCGAAAGCATTTCCCCGCTTGCAATCGGATACCTTGAGCAAACCGGGTTGATGAACCCGCAAGTGCCAACCTTGGAAGGTTGGTGGTAAAGCAATGCTGAAACCTATCCCGTCAAAGATTCTGAGAAGCACAGCGACCGTCAAAGTATGCAACGGCGTTGATAGGTATCAGAATCAGACATACACGGAATACACGGTCAAGCGGGTACACCTGCAACCAACAAACGAAATCCGCAAAACGCAGAGCAATACGGATTGCGTGCTACGGTCAATCCTGTTTGTTGATGCCCGCATTAGCACCCCCGCCCTTGATTGGTGCGCCCTGTTTGATTCGGCGCACAAACTTGCGGGGGATATGCGGGTTGTGGTGCGTGGCGTGGAATATACCGTCTTTTCGGTTGATGCGTTGCGGGATGACACAGACAACCTACATCATTACGAAGTGGGGTTGGTTTGATGGCGGTGCGCATTGAGATCAACGAAAACAGCATAAAAGCCAAGATTGACAACACTTGGCAAAACGGGCTTGAAATGCTGTCTTCCCAAATACTCCGGGATTGCAATATGTATTGCAAAGAGGACACCGGGATGCTGATTATGTCTTCGTACATACACAGCAGGTTGAAAGAAGGGCTGTTGATATGGCAAACGCCATACGCCGCCCGCCAATACTACGAAATCCCCACGGCGTACAAGGATGTAAACCCAAACGCAAGTTGGCGTTGGTGTGAGGTTGCGAAACAAAATCACCTTGCCGAATGGGGCAGACAAGCGCAAGCAATAACGAGGTTGTACAGATGACAAGCAAAATAAATGCCGCCGTTGAAGCGGTTATGGATTTAATTGACGGCATGGACAATTTTGCGTCAATTACAAGGGGCGCACTTGGTACGGGTGACGGTTTGGCGTGCGAAATTGCGCCGTCAACGCCGCTTGAAGTGTACTATGACAAGAACGCCTTTATTCCCCTAACACTTGCGCTGAACGGCAAGCACCACAATTTGCAGGTGCTTTCCGACACGCTGAACAATATCGTTGACACGCTGACCCGCCGCACGGCGTACCCCGCCGGGGATGGGTGGGAAATCGTGGATATTACAAGCGGCAATTTGCCCCGTATCATTGGGCGTGAGGACAACAACGCTTGGTTGATGGCGGGGGATTTGATTGTAAAAATTTACAGAAAGGATGACGAATAACCATGAATGCGAACTGGGTAAATGAACTTTATGTTGCAACCGCCCCGGCGGCAACCCAAGGCGGCGAACCCACGTGGTCGAAGCTGTGCGCAGGTATTGAGTCCATGGAGTTCAACGAGAACGAACAGAATCAGCAGTATTTCTTCCTGTGCGGTGAGGGCTTTGCGCACAACGAAACCACGGGTGCGGCTCCCGAACTTGTTGTTTCCGGGCGGCGTATCACGGGCGATGCGGCGCAGGACTATATTGCCGGGATGCAATACAAGCTTGGTACTGACCGCAACACGCAGGTCAAGATTGTTGCCGAAGGCAAACAGATTGTTTGCCCCGCAACCGTTGGCGCAATCACTACCTTTGGCGGTTCCACGCTTGATGTGAACGCCTTTGGTTGCACGCTCCGGCTGAACGGCAAACCGACCGTGACGGATGCGGCGTAAATAATTTATCCGGGCGGGGTTTGGCTTCCATTCCCCGCCCCTTTTTTACAATTGAGGGGGTAAACAATGAAGCTTTTTCGGCGTGGGTATGAAATGACCCTAAACCGGGTTCACGATACAGTTACCGTGCGGGAGGGTGACGAAAAAATCACGCTGACCGTCAACGGGGACGCAATGCGCATGGTTGCCGGGCTGACCAAGGCACAGGCGAAAATGAAGGAATTGACAGACGATTCCCCGGATGAGGTTGTCAAGGAATGCGCTGAATACTTTGCGGCGGTTATCTTTGGCAAGGAACAGGCGGCACAATTGATGGCGTTTTATGCGGATGACCCCGGCTGTGTCATTACGGTTTGCGGGCAGTATTTCAAAGAGCGGCTTGCGGGCAAAATATCAGCAATGCAAAAGCGAATGAAGAATGCTTAAATTGTTTGAACGGTTGCCGGACAGCATAACGGTTGACGGCAAGCGGTACAAATGCAACTTTTCCTTCCGCAACGTTCTCAAAATGCTTGAGATCATGCAAAGGGATGACATATTGCCGGACGCACGGGATTATTTGTGCGCCCGCTGTTGCGTCAAAAACGCCCCTAAAAACGCCGCCAAGGTTTATTCCGTATTATGTTCCATCCTGTTTCCACCAAGCCCGGAAACGGGCGGGAAACGCCTTACAAGCTATGAACAGGATGCGGGCTTGATACGCACAGCGTTCCGGCAGGTGTACGGCATTGACCTTTACCGGGATGACCTGCATTGGTTTGAATTTGTCGAACTTTTGCAATACCTGCCCGATGGGTGCAGATACGAAGAAACCATTGGCATCCGGGCAAGACCTATGCCCGCCGCAACCAAGTACAACCAAAAGGAACGGGAATGGTTGATGAGAGCAAAACAAAGCGTTGCATTGCACTTGAACGAAAAAGAGCAAGCACGCAAGTATGAAACCGATGTGTCAAACGTGTTTGCCGGGGTGATGGGCATGATTCAAAAGGCACAGGCGGCAGAAAAGGAAGTGAACACGGGTGGCGAATGACGGACAAATTGTTTTTGAGGTTACCGCAGACGGGCGGCACGCTATTGCGGACATCAAAGACATAACAAAGGCAATCCAACAGGAAACCGGGAAATGGGA